GAGTGAAGGTTCATCAATCGAGTATGACAACGCGCAAGAAGCTTTCACTGCACGCTACACGCATGAAACTGTTGCTATGGGCTTTGCAATCACTGAAGAAGCGATTGAAGATAACTTGTATGACTCTTTGTCATCTCGTTACACCAAAGCACTAGCTCGCGCTATGGCTTACACTAAGCAGGTTAAGGCTGCGTCTATTCTAAACAATGCCTTTAACAACAGCTTTACTTTCGGTGACGGTGTTGAGCTTTGCTCTACTGCCCATCCGTTAGTTAATGGTGCTACTAACTCTAACGAGCCTACTGTTGCGGCTGATCTGAATGAAACTTCTCTAGAAGCTGCTATCATTCAAATTGCTGCATGGACTGATGAACGAGGTCTACTAATTGCATCACAACCTCGTAAGCTGATCATTCCACCAAACTTGCAGTTTGTTGCAACTCGTTTGTTGGAGACTGAAGGCCGTGTAGGTACTGCTGATAACGACCTCAATGCAATCCGTAACAACGGTGCAATCCCAGAAGGTTATGCAATTAACCACTATCTGACCGATACCGATGCGTGGTTCTTGATGACTGACGTACCTAACGGCTTGAAGCACTTTACCCGTAGCCCAATGTCTACATCTATGGATGCAGATTTTGATACTGGTAACAGCCGCTATAAAGCTCGTGAGCGTTACTCGTTTGGTGTATCTGATCCACTGGGCATCTTCGGAAGCCCCGGAGCGTAATGTAACATGTTACATCTAAAGGGGCTTCGGCCCCTTTTTTATGTTTGACGAAAAGCTATACACTGTGATATGTTCTTTTATATCGGGAAACAATCCGGTGAATCTGACAGACCCGACTGACGACATGTAGACAGATTCTCCTTAACTCACATGTGAGACTTCTAAAATGGCGAATACTACTTTTTCTGGCCCTATCCGTGCTGGTAACATCCGAAACACCGTAGGTACTACAGTAGGTACTGACGTAGCTAACGTAGGTTATGTTGTAATGACTCAACAGTACGTAGCTGACCTATCTGGCGGCGCTCTAGCTGCTGTAAACACTGACATTGTTATTCCTGCAAACTCTAAGGTTGTTAACATTCTAGTTGACCTAGAAGTAGCAGCTAATGCTACTACCAATATCAGTGTTGGACAAGAAGGCGGTGGTGCAGCTACATTCCTTAATACTCTAGCTTCTGGTACTACTGCGGGTCTAAAGACTATTACTACCCAAGGTGGCGGAACACTATCTTGGAAAAATACTGGTACTTCCGATCTACGCCTTAATGTAACTTCTACAGCAGCTACTAACGCAGGTTCTGCGGTAATTACTGTAATGTATGCACAGGCGTTTAACACTACAATTCAACCGTAAGGAGTAGATTATGTCTTCTGACATTTTATCGACATTTATTTCTGCGGCAGTAGCGAGTGCAACGGCTATATCCACAGCGGCGGGGGTAGCCGCCAACGCAGCACTCGTACTTGTTGGGGGTAGTCCTTTTACACTTGACGCTGCTAGGAAGATTACTATCACCTGTGCTGGGGACGATGACGCTATTTCTTTTAATATTGTTGGATTAGACCAACTAGGAAATGCGGCTACAGAAAATCTCGCAGGTACTGATGGTGGTGTATCTACTAGTGTTGGGTACTGGACTTCTATTACCTCTATTACAGCAGTAGGTGATCCCGCAGGTAACGTAAGCGCAGGTACTTCTAACAGTGTATCAGCCCCTATATTTGGTGGTAGACTACGTCTAAAGGGTTTGTATGCTGTTAATACAGGTACCGCAGGCACTATTACTTTTAGGGAGACTAGCCCTACAGGTGGTATTCGTATGCAGTTTGCTACAGTAGGCTCTGCTACTAGTTCTGAATATCCTGATGTACCTGATGATGGAATACTGTTTAAGGATGGAGGATATGTAGATTATTCTCCTGTTAACATGTCTTCTATAACTGTGTTTTATGCGTAAGTACTACAAAAAAGGCGGCGGCGTGGGCATGAAAGGTATGTCTATTAGTAGTGGCGATAAACGCCCTACTAAGTCTGGCGCGGGCATGACCGCTAAAGGTGTAGCTAAGTACAAGCGTAATAACCCCGGTTCTAAGCTAAAGACTGCGGTTACAGAGAGTAAGCCGAAAGGAAAAAGAGCTGCTAGACGTAAGTCGTATTGTGCGCGTTCAGCAGGACAAATGAAGCAGTTCCCGAAGGCTGCTAAAAACCCCAATTCAAGGCTACGTCAAGCACGTAAGCGTTGGAAATGTTAGGAGAAGTACAATGGCACTACCAATAATAGCGGCGATAGCGAGAATAGGTATTGGCGCGGCAATAAAGAAGTTTGGCAAGGGTGCAGTAAAGAAAGCTGTAAATGTCGCTAAGAAAGACAAACCTCGTGGTGCTACACGCAATCCTCCTAAAAAGGTTGAAACAGCCGCTAAGAAAGACAAACCTCGTGGTGCTACACGCAATCCTCCTAAAAAGGTTGAAACAACTAAGGGTAGTAAACCTCGTGGTGCTACACGCAATGCTACTAAAAAGGTTGAAACAACTAAGGGTAGTAAACCTCGTGGTGCTACACGCAATGCTACTAAAAAGATTAAAGCGGCTACTGAAACAAAAAGTCCTAGCAGGATGGGAAAAGCTTTAGAATCTGTAAAACAATTAGAAAGAGGTATTAGTAGTAGAGCTGGTTCTAAAAAAGGATTAAAGGCTATAAAAGGAACAACTACTCGTAACAGAGGCAAAGGTTATGGGTTAAGACAAAAAGATAGTGGCAAGATGGCTACTGCCGAGCAGAGAGCTGCTAACGTAAGAAGTGGTCGTCGTAGAATTGGTGTAGGAACAACCGCAGCGTCACTTATTCCCTTTGGAGGAGAAGACGCGGCTAAAAAGACAGTTACGCCTAAAGTTACGCCTAAAGGGACTAAACCTAAAGCTACTGTTACTCCCAGTACTACAGCCAAACCTTTTAATATGACTGACCCTAAAAATTTAAAGCCTAGAACTACTCCTAGTACTAGTACTCCTAGTACTCCTAGTACTAGTACTCCTAGTACTCCTAGTAATAATATGCAGTCGAAATACAGCGGGAAAAACTTACCTCCAAAAAGTGACTCTAGTAAGTACGCAAAGCCTAAAAGTGTTACTACCCCTAGTAAAGGAGATAGTTGGAAGCAGTACAAAACTATAGCGGCAGCAAAAGCTGCAAATTCTCCTTTTTATAGTAAAGGGGGTAAAAAAATGGCCGCTGCGTTTAAAGAAGATTTAGGTAAGGGAGAATCTTTACGCGACTATATGAACAAAAAACTAGGCAAGACTAGAAAGATGATGGCTGGTGGCGGTGTTAAGAAGATGAACATGGGCGGTATGGCTACTCCCAACGCTGCTGGTATGGATTCTGCGGCTATGATGGCTATGAAGAAAAAGAAGCGTAAGCCTATGATGCCTGCTCAACGAGCTATGGCTGGCGGTGCTTCCGTACCTATGATGAAGAAAGGCGGTAAGGTTCGCGGTGCGGGCATTGCTAAAAAAGGCGTTCGCGCCTGTAAAATGAGATAGGAGAAACATTATGGTACCTGTAGTATTAGGAGCAGCAGCAAAACTTCTCGCATCAAAAGGCGCTAGAGAAGCCGTTAAAAAATACGGCACTAAAGCTGTTGAAGAAGCTAAAAAGCAGATAGCCAAGCGCAGTGCGGCTATTGATAAGGCAGCTAAAACCGTTAACGACAAAACTCTTGGCACTACAAAAAGATCGTTATCTAAAGCTTCAACCGAAATGCGAACCGCTAATAAAGGGCCGTCTTCTCGGAACAAAGTGAAGTTGAACAAGAATAATCCTATTGGAATCGAAGGTAGTAAAGTTCGTAGCACTGCTGGCGGAGCCCTTAAAAAAATTAAGAAGGCAAACCCTGTTAAAAAGATGATGGGTGGTGGGAAGGTTCGTGGCTACGGCATGGCTCGTGGTGGCAAAGCCTGTAAAATGAGATAATGCGTAGGTATTATAAATCCGGCGGGAAGATATGTGCCAAAGGCAAATCGTGGGCAAAGCGAACCTTTGATACATATCCTTCCGCGTACGCGAACATGGCTGCATCTAAGTATTGCAAAGACCCCAACTATGCAAAGGGATCAAAGGGTAAGAAGTAATGGGCGATCTTAAAAAGTGGGTAGACCAAGACTGGGTTAGGATTGGTACAGACGGGAAGATTAAAGGTAAATGTGGAACGTCTAAAAACAAAAAGAATCCAGATAGATGTTTACCTAGGAAAAAAGCGCAATCCCTTAGTAAAAGCGAAAGAGCAGCCACAGCTATGAAGAAGAAACGTTCAAAGAATACTGTAGTCAAGAATACAAAACCTGCTATTGTTAAGTTACGTAAGGGTGGGCTTGCTAGAGGTAAGCGGTCTATAGCTACAGGCTGTGGACAAGTAATGGATAATAGGCGAAAGAAAACACTTTACGTTTAGAGGCATAAGTTATGAAAGGTGTAAAGCACTACAAAAGAGACGGTACTGAGCACAAGGGTTCTAGCCATAAAATGGCTGATGGGACTCTCCATACTAATAAGTCTCACACTAAAACAAGTGTAAAGTTATTCCATATGAATGAACTTTCCGTTAGAGCTAAAAATAAAGCTCGCGGAAAGAACGCCCTAAAGAAGCGGAGTAAGTAGTAATGACTACATCAAGCACCACTGCGTTTGATATGGAGTTTACAGAGATCGCAGAAGAAGCGTTTGAACGTGCAGGGCGGGAGATGCGTTCTGGTTACGACCTACGTACTGCTCGACGATCTATGAACCTGCTTACTATCGAGTGGCAGAACCGTGGAATCAACATGTGGACTATAGATAGCGGCTCTGTTAATTTAATTAAGGGGCAGACGCAGTATCCCTTACCAGCAGATACCATAGACTTACTAGAACACCAGATACGTACAGGTAGCGGTAATGTAGCTACTCAAACTGACCTTACCATAAGTCGTATTAGTGTAAGTACTTACGCCTCTATCCCTAACAAGTTATCACAAGGTAGGCCAATACAGTTATATATTGAGCGATTACGTGATGCACCTCTAGTTAACGTATGGCCTGTACCAGACAACAATGACTATAAATTGTACTACTGGCGTATGCGCCGCATACAAGACGCGGGCAGTGGTGTACAGACTGCGGACATGAATTTTAGATTTTTTCCTTGTTTAGTAGCAGGTTTGGCTTATTATATAGCTATGAAACTTCCTGAGATGATGGATCGTGTACCAATGTTAAAAGCTGTGTATGACGAGCAGTTTGAAATGGCCGCAGGAGAAGATAGGGAGAAGACCTCGGCTAGGTTTGTACCTCGTATAGGGTACGTATAACTATGGGAACTCAATTTGCTTCTGATAAGCGAGCCATAGCCTACTGTGATGTATGTGGGTTCCAGTATAAACTACGGGAACTAAAAGACTTAATAGTAAAAGGTAGGAATACTCATATAAAAGCTTGTACAGAGTGCTGGAATGGGGATCATCCCCAGTTGAAGTTAGGGGAATTTCCTGTAAATGATCCACAAGCATTACGTGATCCCCGCCCTGATACTAGTTTAGGTGAGTCAGGAGATCACAGCAGTAGAGACATTCAATGGGGTTGGAACCCAGTAGGTGGAGGATTTGATCCCTATAATTTAACTCCCAACGCGCTAACAATAGCTGGTAATATAGGGCAAGTTACAGTAATAACTTAATAGGAGCATTAACATGCCACAAGGTAAAGGAACATATGGGTCACAAGTAGGTCGGCCTAAGAAAGTAAAAAATAAGATTAGCTACTCAGCGGGTGGCATGACTGGTAAGCAATCAAAACTAGACAAAAACAAAGACGGCAAGATTTCCGGCGAAGACTTTAAGATGATGGCTGGCGGTGGTATGGCTAAGATGGGCTACTCAAAAGGCGGTAAAGTGAAAGTACGTGGTACTGGCGCGGCTACTAAAGGCTTGTACGCACGCGGCCCAATGGCATAAACTATGAATTACACAGAACTGAAAGCTAATATCCAAGACATTTGTGAGAACACATTCACAGATGACCAGCTCGCTATGTTTACACAACAGGCAGAGCAAAAGATATATAACTCAGTTCAGATACCCGCACTGCGTAGGAATGTTACAGGTACGCTATCTAACGGTAATCAATATTTAGGTATGCCCTCTGACTTTTTATGGTCGTATTCTTTGGCGGTTATAGACGGTAGCGGTAACTATACGTTCCTTCTGAACAAAGACGTTAATTTCCTACGCGAAGCCTACCCTAATAACACAGGTACTGGGTTACCAAAACACTACGCGTACTTTGATGATGACTCGTTTATGCTTGGGCCTACCCCTGATGCGGCGTATAGTATGGAGCTTCACTACGGGTATTACCCTCAGACTATAGTTATCGCAGGGACTACGTGGTTGGGAGATGAATTTGACTCCGCACTGTTAAACGGTGCTTTATTAGAAGCTATACGATTTATGAAAGGTGAACAAGACATCATTGCTAACTACGAGAAGATGTACTTATTATCTATGACATTACTAAAGAATCTTGGTGACGGTAAGTTACGTGAAGATACATATCGTTCTGGACAATTCAGAACACCAGTTAGTTGAGGAACTAAAAAATGGCAATAACACAAGCAATGTGTACTTCTTTTAAAGTCGCTCTGTTAGATGGAGAGATGGATTTTAGTAGTAACACTGGACAGGCTTTTAAAATCGCGTTGTACACGTCTAGCGTAACTTTAAGTGCCGCTACTACTGCGTACGCTACCACTAACGAAGTGTCAGGTACAAACTATACTGCGGGAGGAAATACACTATCTATTGCTGCTGCTCCTGCCTCGTCTGGTACCACTGCATTCTTAGACTTTGCAGATACTACGTGGGCTGACGCTACTATTACTGCTCGCGGTGCTCTTATTTATAAAGCAGGGGGTGGTAACCCAGCGGTTGCGGTACTAGATTTCGGCGGGGATAAAACCTCTACAGCCGGGGACTTTACTGTGCAATTTCCCGCAGCAGACGCTACAAACGCTATCATACGTATCGCTACTCCATAAGGTAGTTATATGCCGTCTTCTGTTAAGTATGTAGGTTGGGGCAAAGGTGCTTGGGGCCAAACGTCTTGGGGTACCGACTTAACCCTAGTATCAGTTGATGGCGTTGCCGCAGAAGGAGCGATAGGTTCTGTAACGGTCGATGCGGAAGCAAACCTAACAGTAACGGGCGTAGAAGCTGCTGGAGGTATTGGTACAGCTACTGTTGACGCTGAATCAGAGGTTACGGTTACCAGCGTTGCCGGAGCTGTTGCTTTAGGTGCCGTTACAGTAGATGCAAAAGCAGATGTAGCAGTAACTGGCGTAGTAGCTGAAGGAGCTGTAGGTACACTAACTGCAACAGGTATAGCAAACCTAACAGTAACGGGTGTAGAAGCTGATGGAGTTGTAGGGACAGCTACAGTAGACGCTGAAGCAAACGCTACCGTAACAGGCGTAGAAGCTGATGGGGCTGTAGGCACTCTAACCGTAGACGCTGAAGCAGATGTATCTGTAACAGGCGTAGCCGCAGAAGCAGTGTTAGGTACCGTTGCCATTGGGGTAGGTATAACCATACCTGTTACTGGGTTAAAGGCAGAGGCCGAACTAGGTACGGTAGTAACCACCGCTGATGCAGATATTTCCGTAATTGGGCTATCTGCGGTAGTATATGTAGGACAAGTATTAGTATGGGGGGAGATTGATGACGACCAAGACCCCAACTGGCAGAACATAGACGATAGTCAGACTCCAAAATGGGGTGGGGTATCGAACACACAAGACCCGAATTGGGAAAATATAGCCGCATGAGGTTGAACAGATGACAACGCAATATACTCCGATCCTAAAACTCGCACTACCCGTGCAGGGCGAACTTAGTGGTACATGGGGAGATGTAGTAAACGATAACATAACCTCCATGATAGAGCAGGCTATTGCCGGACGCTTAGTCATAAACACTTGGTCTGGTAACTCTCACACGTTGACTACTGCTAATGGCACTACCGCAGAAGCGCGTGCGGCTATGTTGACTTTGACTGATTCGGGTAGTCAACTTAGTGCGGCAGGTACTGTAGTTTGCCCAGCCTTAAATAAAACATACATCGTCAAGAACGGTGCAGGCCAGATAATCACGGTTAAAACAGCTTCTGGTTCTGGTATTGCTATCCCTAACGGCAAAACAATGCTCGTGTACTGTGATGGTACCAACGTATTAGAAGGCGTAGATCATGTAGTTACACTGTCTGCGGGCACACTTACTATTACTGGTCTTACTACTTTCGCCTCCCTTAAAGGTGCTGATGCAACAACAGTAACGGGCATACTTGATGAAGATAACATGGCATCAAACAGCGCCACTAAACTTGTTACTCAGCAGTCTGTAAAGGCGTATGTTGACGCTCAAGTTGACACGGCAGACACTCTAGCTGAAATACTTGCTATTGGTAACACCACTGGATCAAACGACATTGATGTAGATGGCGCTCAAAAAGTTCAATTCCGTGACGCTGCTATATACATTAACTCTAGCGCAGACGGACAGCTTGACATTGTTGCAGACACTGAGATTCAGATAGCCACTGCAACCGTAGACCTTAACGGTAACCTAGATGTTTCTGGCACAGCCCTTGTTACTGGAACCTTAGACGTTGATGGCGCTACTCAACTTGACTCCACTCTTACTGTAGGCGTTAACGACACAGGGCATGATGTTAAGTTTTTTGGCGCTACCTCTGGTGCTTACATGCTCTGGGACGAGTCAGCAGATGACTTAATACTTGGAGGAACCGCTAGCCTTACTGTTGTGGGTACGGCTACCTTTACTACTGAAATCACAGCCAACGCAGGCATTGCTCTACCTGATTCACAGAAGGCTACGTTCGGTGCTAGTGATGACCTACAGATTTATCATACAGGTAGCGATTCTAGAATATTAGATACCGGCACTGGCAACCTAAGAATAATGGCTAATAACCTACGGATGCAAAGTGCGCTTGGGGAGCAATATATTATTGCTGACGATGGCGGAGCCGTGACTGCGTATTACGATAACTCAGCAAAACTAGCC